GGAAATATTTATCGTTCCCTGTCCACTTATTAGGTTTTCACTTACCGTTTCCATATATTGCGATATTAGGATGTGAAATATGGAAAGTTAAAGGTGGGCAAAACAGGCACAATAATCGACCTGCTTCGCATGTTTCGCGCCCTTGCGCGTTCCATCTGAAATTAGGATATTATTATTTCACGATATTCGTAAATTAATTCTGGCGAATTCTTGCCAATTTCCTGAATTATTTATGCTACTTTGGATGATGGAAAATGCTCGCCACTATCCAACCCGCTTTCTTTTCTCTGCTTCCATTCCTTGAACATCGGAAAAAAACTTTCGATCTGGCTTTTCAGCCATGCCGTGTTTTTTGACCCTCCGGTTTCCCTAGCCCACTGTTCAAGTTCTTCATAAAAACTGAGCATATCTTTAATTTCTTCCAGCCTTTTCGGTCCTTCTCCCGTCATTATCCATTCAGTAAGTAATCCATATTTCTTACCGACTGCATACGCCCAGCTTGCTGAAAAATTATTCTTTCCCTTCGCTTTTGATAATCCGCTTTGAGTTATTCCAGTTATTTCAGCAAGTTCCGTTAGATTTTTCAAAGGCGTTTCCTGTTTAATCCGACCCCAAATTTCCTCAAAATTATTTTTTATGATTGATGTCATATTATCTCTTGATTTATGACTATAGTCATGATACAGGTAAGTTCATACAGAATTATGATTCTAGTCATATTACGCAAATTTCCTTATGACCTTACTAGACGCTCTCCACCTCTTCGGTCTCTTCATCATCTTCCTTGGCCTCGGCTTGTTCGTCTATGCCTGCCTCTTCAGGATTTATCTAGGGTTGCAATTGCAACTCTTTCCCAAGCTCAACGAACAGTTTGAACGAATGCTCAAACGCATGGAGTCGAAATGATCATCGGCATAGAAGGCGTTCCCGGCAAAGGCAAAACTTGCGAAGCCTTACGTAACATCATCGAGAACCTTGAGAACGTTCCGCCCTGTAACAGAATCCCTGATCGCTGCCACCAGGAACTCAAACCGATCTACCTGAACGGTTCAAAACAAATCACCCTTAACCACAACATCAAGCAACTAACCGTCAAACCGGCACAATGATTCACACGCCCATGAACAAACGGCCCCATGAACTCACCGATATCTCAGACATGCTGTGCAGCCGGTGCGGCAAGCCATTCGACATCACCATCCAGGAGACACCGGCAGGGGAGCACGAGACCTTTTTGCAGTGCTTCACCTGCTTTTACTCAATCAGGCTCACCCGGCATGCACCCAAGCCGGAAATCGCCACCGTTCACTAAGGTATAAACGAACAACTCACTAAAACCCAAAGAAAAAAAGGAGATTAAAAAAAATGTCAGCCGAAAAAGCACTCGATAAAAAAAACGAAAAACCCGGCACCCTCTGGCTCACGGGCCGTATCCAATCCACGCAGCAAGTCGGCACGGATAAAGAAAATTTCCCGATCATTGAAACCATCCTCACCACCCCAGCCCAGGACCCCTACAGCCACCCCAACAAATACTGCATCATGTCCCGGTCCAAACTGGGCAACAAAGACGACGACCTGACCATTGAGGTCGAAGTCCAGTGCCGCCCCTGGAAGGACAACAAAGGCCGCTGGCACTACCCGCATTACCTGTGGACCATCTAATGCCCAAGCCCGCCAGCCCGACGAGCCCATGGAGTGACGACCGGCTTCCGGCGTCTGCCGGTGCCGGGCGGCTCTCCATGGACGATGTTTCCCCCGCTGCTTGTTGCGAGGGCATCAGCCTTCCGGAAGAACCATCGCTCTCTTTTTCGCTTACCTACAGCGAAATAGGGACGGCCCTCTGCCGGTGCGTCGATGGAGGGGTGATCACCATGGAGCAGGCGCAAGCAATCGGCAACCACCTTTTCCCTGTAAGGAGTCACTGACCATGACCTGGACCCCTATGATCAGTTCCACGTTTTTCGATGGTTTGCAAGGAGACATGCTGACCGCAGTAGCGGGCATCCTCGGCCTTGCACTCATCATTTTCGGCCTTGTCATGCTGATGAGGGTCATCGGCAGATAGGCAAGGCTTTTTATCCCCCGCACGCATAAGGAGACCCCCATGCAAGCACTGTTCGACGCCGTAGACGTAACTGGAATCAGCACCAACGTAAGCACCCTGATGATTGCCTTCATCGGTATTGGTCTGCTGTTCCTCGGGTATTCGTATGTCCGCCGGACCATGTCCGCTGGTAAACGCATCTAATCCGAACCAGGGGAGGGGCAACCCTCCCCAACCCATTTCTAACGCCATGCCGAAAGTCGACCCCACGCAATATCTGATGGATGCGCTTGCCATTCTCACCGGCGGCCTCATCAGCGACATGCAAACCCTGATTCTCGGGCTCGTGGTCTGCGCCTTCATCGTCATGGCGCTTGACCTCTTGAAAGACCTGGTCCTGATTCCCATCGGCGCGGCGTTGTCCAATCCCCAGCAACTCTATCACGATTTCCGCATGCGCAGATTGCCGGAAGGTCCGAGTGTTTACAGCAGCCCCAACGGCTCCAGCCGGAGGGAAGTGGAGATATCCCCCCTGCGGCAATACGACCTCGATCTTGCGTACCGTGGCGTGGATAGCCTGCCGGAATCGTCGGTCTCCTACTATGACCAGAAAGAAAACGCCTGGGAACGGGATGGGGTGAGCCTGTCGCAAGATCAGTTCGATGAACTCGACGATGCGCTTGAATCCTCACGGTGTGGCCGCATGTCCGACGATGAAGTGTCCGACATGCTGTTTCATGCCTCCAACGATTACCGGAGAAGACACCATGACGATTAATCTTGCCGCCTACGGCATGGGCCTGGGCTTGGTGATGGTCGGCTGGATCGCTGGCCTCGTGGTCAGCTACGTTTTTTCAATCATTCGCAGCATCGGGAACCTGGGATGACTGCTGCCGAACTGACCGCCATCCTTGAGCAGATCACCCTGCAGCTCGGGGACATCATGTCCTTTGGCCTGGGCGCTCTTTGCGGCATTGCCTTTGTGATCGCATCGCACACGAGGTGGGACCGATGATTCAACTGCCCGTCGACTTCCAAACCTCCACGCTCTTTTCCGAGTTTTTCCACCTGGCCGCACCCTTCGCCGGGATCGCCATGCTGATTGCCTGCGGCTTCCTGATCAACCGAATGTTGAAGAATGTGCCATGACCATTCTGACAGGAGAACCAACCATGCCTTGGATGAACATTATTTGCGGCCAATGCGGCCATGAAGCTGACCTTGAGAACTGGATCTCGACGCCCTTCAATGGAGAGTTGCCCCACGGCACTTATCAGTGCCCAAACTGCCAGTACGCTTTCAGGCGGCAATCTGAGCCAGGAACGGTCTTTTCAAACGGCCTCTACATTCCCGGCAAGATTGCGTTGGTACCTGTCCCGGCCTGGCTGTGAGAGAAAACGCTATGACCATTTTACCGTCCTTCCCCCTGATCCGGCGCTGGGCCTTGCTGCTCGCCTTTGTCGGCCTCTGTTTCATAATCGGCCTCTTGAAAAGGATACTCCTATGAACCGCGCAACCTTTCTCTACGCCCTAGGCGTGTACCTGACCTTTGTCTGCTTCGGCTTCTACCTCGACAGCGCCCACGGCGGACCGCTGCAATCGCAAGGCGGCTTTCCTTCCATCCGCAGCACGGAGCCGCCCCGGCAGTACGAACCGGCCAAATCCTGCCGGGAATATCTGAATGTATGCGAGAAGTCCTGTACCAGCCGGGACGGCATCTACCGTTTCCTCTGCCTGGGCCAGAGCTTCAACCCCGGATCGGAGCGCTACCGCTGCCAATGCGGGGACGAAGCCTTTGTGCCGCAGATGGTGCGTTCGGAACAATCCCCCGAAATGACCGAGAAGAAGGAACCGGGCAAGTGAAAAATACCCTGGTCTATATCCTTCTTGCTCTGCACTTTACCTCTATCTGTTATGGATCGGCTGTCCCGGTCATCGAAACAGCCATCACTACCGGCACTGCCGATGATTACTACACCGGCTCACGCGCTCGATTGAAAGTTGTCCCGGCAAGTAAAATTGGTCCTAAGGTTGTTCAGGTTCCCAGTATACCTAGTTCGCTTACTGGGATGATGGGCGGCCCTGCTGCAATGGCAAGCCTTGCCTTTTATCAGCATACCGGCCAAGACCCGGTTTATGCCGCTGCTTCCGCCGTGGCCTCCGCTGCTGATCAACTCTTTGTTCCCGCCTTCCAGGCATTCAAAGCCAATTTTGTTAGCCCTGAATCCTATCCTGCCACCGCCGCGCAATATGTTGGCGTTGAAGGAAGCGTAGGTGCGACTGTCGGCAACGTCATCGCTCACGTTCGCGCCTCCGCCGAAGGTCTTTATGACGACCTGAAACAGCTTATTGCGCAGTTTACCGCCGAAGATACAGCAGACTGGGACGCCTTAGACCCGGTCCATACGATTAATACCGACACCCTTGGTTCGTGGAAGGTTCCCGCATCCTGGAACGGTACCTGGGGAAGTCCAATGTTGGAATACATGTCGTATTTCAACGGTCTTGCTCAAGCCGAAAAGCTCTTATCCAGTGCAACACACTATTATTATTTGCAAAAAACATCTGCAACCATGGCGTATCTTTGGAAAATCAATCACGAGCAAGTTGCACCCAATGATGCCCGGCACTATTGCTGGCGCATCTCCCTTATTCCCTCCACTGGATATGAACCCTTGCCGGTGTATGAAGGCGCGGTCAATCATCCAGGGCTTAAGGATGCTCTTGCTTCTCCATCTCCTGGTGTTGCGCAGAATATTCAGGATGCCATCAAGGACATGCCGGGAGATCAAAAGATTGTTTCCTCCAATCCGTCTCCTACTTCGGTTCCAGCTTCTTCTGCGTATCCCATCACCAATAACCAGGTGAATAATTTTTTCACCAACAACACCACGCAAATATACAATCAATATAATGATATAGCCAACAACTCCGCATCAACTGCCACCGAAATTGCTGCCGCCAAGGCTGCCGCTGATCTGGCCAAGGCGCAAGAAGAGGAAGCGCAGCAGCAGGAAGAACCCGAACCGGAAACCTTTCCACCGGTCGCTTCCAACGGTTTTGAAGAACCCTACGATCCCGGCGAATACGACATCCCTGAACGGTTCTCTTCCTTTTTGGATACCGTCAAATCCTCGGGCCTCTTTTCGTTTTCCTCCAGCTTCTTCAACTCCCTGCCCGGTGGCGGCTCGCCCATCTATACCGTTGACGGTGGCCTAACCTTCGGCAGCCATACCATCGATCTCAGTCAAACCATGTCCGTCGGGCTGGCGGTATTGAAAACCATCCTCCTGGCCTGCTTCGGCTTCCTGTCGATCCGGGCCGTGATCATGAAGAGGTAGCCATGAGCGGATTCGGCGTCATTATCGACTGGCTGCGGACAGTTTGGAAATGGGTGGAAACCGGCTTCACCTGGATTCTCGATGGTTTTATCGAACTGCTGCAATTCGTGGTGTTCACCATCCTGGATGGGCTGCTTTCCGTGGTTGAAACCGCCCTGGCTGCGGTTGATCTCTCCTCGGTGCTGTTCAACTATGCCGCTGCCTGGTCGCACCTGCCAACGCAATTGATCTGGCTGATCAACGCGGTCGGCTTGCCGCAGTGCATGGCTATCCTCGGCGCGGCCTATCTGGTCCGGTTGACGCTCAATCTTATTCCTTCAGTCTTCACGAGGGTCTGACCATGATCATCGGATTTGCTGGTACTCCCGGCTCGGGAAAAACATACGAAGCGGTGCAGAAGATCACCGACAACCTGCGCATGGGCCGCGTTGTTTACACCAACATTGACGGCATCTTTGACCCGGAATGTCAGGAGATGATCAAGGTTGTCTGCGGCTTGTCCGACCTGGCCCTGGTCCGTCTGCTGCGGCCCATTGCATCGCCAAAGGACGAAGATCCGATATTCAATTTTTGGATGCACATTGAACCCGGTTGCCTTGTGGTCCTGGATGAAATCCACAAGTGGTTTTCCAATCGTGACTGGACGCAGCCGAAAAACAAGGAGTTTGGTTTTTGGGCCTCAACCCACCGGCACAATGGCTTTGACGTCGTGCTGATCACCCAGAGCATGGAACGGGTTGACGCGGCAGTTCGCTCCTTGCTGGAATGGACCTATGTGTTCCGCAAGGTCAACTTCTTCGGCGGCGCGGTGCAGCGGAAATACCTCTGCTACTCCTACGGCGGCGACGACACCAACGCGGCCCCGCTCAAGAAGTCGGTGCGTACTTACAACCCCAAGGTGTTCCTCTGTTATAAATCCTACGTGGCCAAGGACGTGAAGGAATTGGGGATCATGCAGCATGTCAACGTGTTGAAGCATCCGGTGTTCTTCGCCATTCCTCTGGTCCTCTGCTTCACCCTGTACATGCTCTTTGCCAAGTCGAGCATCGCCACCGGCGACCTGTTCGGCTCGAAACAGGCCATGACCGCTTACGAACAGCGCAAGGGGCAGTCATCCGCCAGCACCGGCAAAACAACCCCTGCAACCCGGCTCCAATCAATCACCCCCATCGACCGGGGCGGCCAGGTCGTATTCACCAACCGCAAAAAGGACACCCCATGA